ACCATCAACGTGCATCCATCCACAAACTCACTGAGTTGCAGGAAGGAATGATTCAGAAACTGCAAAGCAAGTTTACTACTAACGAAGATAGTATTGTTAACCTGCAAACACGCAAGAAAGAGAATGATCACTCCATGACTGTGCTAGCACAGAGTGTTAGTAACCAGGCAGACGTGCAGGAGCAGTATGAAAGTCTCCGTGACATGCGATCTAAGATTGAGCAGAATAAAAACAAGGCAGAGAAAGATCATAAGTTTTATACCAAGCATGATAAGTGTCCAACATGCAGTCAAACCCTAGAAGAAGAGCACAAACACCGTCAACTGGTGGATGCTGAGTCACGTCGTGTCAAGTACACTGATGGTTATACAAAGATTGATGAGCAGGTCAGCAAACTGTATGACAAACTGCGTGATCTGAAGGGTTATGGGCAGTCAATTATTGAATTACAGAGCGAGAATCTGAGCATTGACAAGCAGGTAGCACGACTGCTTAAAGATAATGAAAACATCATGGCCGAGTGCAACAAGGAGACCCCAGATATTGACTCAGAGAGGCAAAAATTAGAGGATTATGAGTCAGAATACGCTGAAAATATGGAGCGTTGTGCAGGTGTCAGCAAGGAGTTTGACAACCTAAAAATTGTGTCTGCTCTCCTCAGAGATAGTGGAATCAAGAGCAAGGTTATCAGCAAATTTGTGCCTATTTTTAACAATTTAATCAATAAATACCTGCAGTCCATGGACTTCTTCGTCAACTTCACATTGGACGAAGCATTCAATGAAGTGATCAAGTCACGTTACCGTGATGACTTCTCTTATGCATCGTTTTCAGAGGGTGAAAAGCAGAAAATTGACCTATCTTTGCTGTTTTGCTGGCGTGATATTGCCAAGATGAAAAACTCTGCATCGACCAATCTTCTCATCCTTGACGAGGTATTCGATTCTTCCCTTGATACTGCTGCTACAGACGAATTGATGAAGATTTTGAGGGGTATGGACAACAAAACTAACCTATTTGTCATCAGTCATAAGGGTGACATCCTTCTGGATAAGTTTGATACCATTGTCAAGTTTGATAAGGTGGGTGACTTCTCCACCATGGCACTGGACAATCCTTAAAGTGGCACCCTACCCCTTTCGGGGACCTTGTGGGTGTGTATAATAGATGCATAGACACGAAACGCATGACCGTACAAGAAGTCAAAGGCACTCTCGCCAAACTCCTCGCCACTGAAAACCTTGTTGTTGAGCACAGGGCAGTGAGCACAGCATCCTTCGACGTGCAGAAGCGCGTCCTGACTCTCCCCATCTGGAATGCTAAGGAAATCGTCTTCAATCTGCTGGTTGCACACGAAGTAGGACACGCTCTCTTCACTCCTAACGATGACGCACTAGACTCTCTTCCTTGCCCTAAGTCCTATGTCAATGTGACTGAGGATGCTCGCATTGAGAAGTTGATGAAGCGTAAATTTGCTGGTATTTCTAAGGATTTCTACGGCGGATACAAGCAACTTCATGAAGATGATTTCTTCTCAGTCAAGGACATCAATGCTAACAGTCTCAAACTGATTGACCGCATCAATCTCTACTATAAACTGGGTGCAAATCACTTCCTACCCTTCTCTGATGAGGAGTTGCCTCTTCGTGATGCAGTCGGTGAAGCAGAGACTTTCCAAGATGCTATCGATGCTGCTGTTGCTATCCAAGAGTTTGAGAAAGCACAGAAAGAGCAGCAAAAAATCGATAATTTGCCTGATATTGACAACAATGCAGGCGGTGGTAGCGACGAGCAAGAGGCACAAGATGAGCGTCCTTCTAGCGAAGGTGAAGAGAGTGAGGAAGAGGAGCAGCAACCAGGAGAAGAGACTGAAACTCAACCAGATGCTGACCTTGACACCCCTTCTTACAACCAAGACAGCGTAGAAGCAGTTACTGATCAGTCTCTTCAGGAAGCAATGCAGGACATTGCATCTGAGCATGAATACCATGAATCTCGTTACGTTGAAGTCCCTGATGTTGACCTAAAGCACGTCATTATTGACCCTAAAACTGTCAATGCAAAGGCACAACAATACTGGAATGAGTATGTGCATCCTATCAACCCAGAGTTGTCTCTTGACTGGTCTGTTGCTGATCAAAACTACAGCAACTTCAAGAAAGATTGCACCCGTGAGGTGTCATATCTCCAGAAAGAGTTTGAGTTGAAGAAATCTGCAGCAGCATACGCTCGCGAGTCCATCTCTAAGACAGGTGTGCTTGACACTGCCAAACTTCACCAGTATCTTTATAATGAAGACCTCTTCAAGAAGGTTACTGTCCGTCCTGATGGCAAGAATCACGGTCTGATCTTCCTTCTTGACTGGTCTGGGTCTATGGCAGAAGCAATTCACGACACCTTCAAGCAACTGCTGTCGTTGTGCTTCTTCTGCCGTAAGTCTGGCATCCCATTCAGTGTTTATGCCTTCGTAAACGATGCATCATATGCTGATATTCGTAACTACGATGAGCCAGTTGGAGAGGAGATGACCTTCTACATCGGCAGGCACTTCCACCTTGTTGAATTCCTTAACAGTGACCTCAACAACCGTATGTTTGACAACTATGCTCGCGATCTCTTCCGTGTTACTCAAATGTATGAGCAACGCTATGGAAACCGTCGTCCATTCTTTGAGCGTCCTGTCCCTGATTGCCTTCCTCCTCACCTCCACCTTGGTGGCACCCCTCTGAATGAGGCACTCTTCGCTCTGAAGACACTGATTCCTGCATTCACTGCTAAGCATGGCGTTGAGAAGTGTCACGTCAGTGTCCTGTCTGATGGTGAGAGCAACTGGTCTGGTATCTGGGTCAAGTCCTCTTATGATGACGAGATTCATCGCTCTGCAATGCGTGGTAGCGAGGCAATCCGTTGCCGTAAGACTGGTCGCACCTACAACTATCCTAAGTGGGGCAACTACCTGACTGAAACTATCCTTCGCTACCTGAAGGGTCGTTTCCCTGAGTGTAACTTCACTGGTTTCCGTATCGGCACTCCTCGTGAGATCGGATACATCATCTCAAATTTCAATACCCTGACATCTAAGGAAAAAGCAAATGTATCTGCTACATTTAAGAAGCACAAGTCTGCATCTGCACCGATGATGGGTTATCAAGAATTGTTTGTGATTCAAAGTAGCAACCTCAACGCTGATGTAGAGTTTGATGTGGAGGAAGATGCAACCAAGGCACAGATCACTCGTGCCTTCAAGAAGACCCTCAAAGCAAAAGCAAACAACAAGAAGATTCTCTCATCCTTTATCACCCAAATTGCATGAATATCTTTGCAGTAGATGATGATCCAGTCTTGGCAGCGACTATGCTGCCAGACAAACACATCGTAAAAATGCCACTAGAGTGCTGTCAAATGCTCTCTATTGTATTCAGTAAGTGGTATCTAAACCACGGTCCCGTCCTCAAGAAGGATGGGACTCCTTATCGTACAGAGAAAGGTGCATTTCGTAATCACCCATCAACCAAGTGGGTAGCAGAATCCGACCACAATATCCAGTGGTTACTTCAGCATGGTATTTCTCTGTGTGAAGAGTATACATATAGATATGGAAAGAAACATTCATGTCACCCATCACTGGTGCTCGCTGCACTAACGTATCAGCATGGGTGTCCAGACGATCACACACCGTTTGCTCGTGCTATGCCTGAGCAATGGAAATACGATGAGGATATAGATACCATCACTGCATACCAACGCTATGTGGCAAGCAAACCATGGGTAGCATCCAACTACCTGCGTGTGCCAGATAGAAAACCGTCATGGGTGGACTACTATTCCTCTCAGGCGTGTGTATAATAACTGTATACACAACAAAGAAACACACATGGCATTCGCACCACACCCCGTGACCACCGACGACATCATCAACTATCTCACAGTCAAGCACGGCGAGGAAGTCGGCACCACGGAATTGCTTGGTGCTGCTGAGCACTTCTCTTGCTCCTTTGCCACTGTCAAGAAGCGCCTCAAGGACCACAAGTCTGGCATCGGCAAGTGGAATCTCTCTGTGCAGGAAGTCCGTCAGCAACTTGAGACTGTCGTGAAGGCAACTGAATCACTCATCCCTTCTAAGGACGCCAATTATGTACCCTTTGGCAACGCTACAGATCTTAAGAAGATTATTAAATCCAAGATTTTCTACCCAACTTTTATTACTGGACTTTCTGGAAACGGTAAGACTCTCGGAGTCGAGCAAGCATGTGCCCAACTCGGACGTGAGTTGATCCGTGTCAACATCACTGTAGAGACTGACGAGGATGACCTCATCGGTGGTTTCCGTCTCGTCAATGGTGAGACTGTGTGGCACAACGGTCCTGTGATCGAAGCACTTGAGCGTGGTGCTGTCCTGCTGCTTGACGAGATCGACCTTGCATCTAACAAGATCCTCTGTCTGCAGTCCATCCTTGAAGGCAAGGGTGTCTTCCTGAAGAAGATCGGTCGTCAGGTGTCTCCTGCTGCTGGTTTCAACATCTTTGCCACTGCTAACACCAAGGGTAAGGGTAGCGATGACGGTCGTTTTGTTGGCACCAACGTGCTCAACGAAGCATTCCTTGAGCGTTTCCCTGTCACCTTTGAGCAAGAGTATCCTGCACCTTCTATTGAGACTAAGATGCTCAATAACTACTGCAGTGAGTTGAATTGCTGTGACGATGCTTACATCAAGAATCTGGTTGCATGGGCAGACATCATCCGTAAGACTTTCAAGGATGGTGGTGTCGATGAAGTGATCTCCACTCGTCGTCTTGTCCACATCATCCGTGCTTACAGCATCTTCTCTGACCGTGTGAAGGCAATCAAGGTGTGCCTCAACCGTTTCGACGACGAAACTAAGCAATCTTTCATCGAGTTGTATGATAAGATTGATGCTGACGTGGATGTATCTGTTGACAATCCTCTCAGTCTCTGATATTCTTTATAGATAATCTCTTTTTATTATGGCAAACAAGTATAACGAAGACGAGATCATCAAGGAGTTGCAAGACTACATCGGGGATACCTACAGGGCACACTACTCCAGTGGTCCTGAGGGTATCCAGACCCTTGATCTCATCAATGCTTGTGGTGACGCTGAGGCATTCTGCAGGAGTAACATCCTAAAGTATGCCTCTCGCTATGACAAGAAAGGCACCGCTAGACGTGATCTACTTAAGGTGCTACACTATGCTGTGTTGCTGATTCATTTCAGTGACCAGTCCAAACAAATCGAAACTTACCCCCAGTAATTATGCAACCTGAAGCAAGACAAACAGTTAAACTGAGCAAGCA